TAAATCATGACACCCAAGGTTATCGTCAATATAAGGCATTGAAGAATAAAAAAAATGAAGAAATGGAAGAGATTCAACGTTTAAGATCTGATATAGATGAAATAAAATCTCTTTTACATGAGGTGTTAAATAAAAGATTATAAATATTTAAAAATATATTGATTAATAATGGCAATATATGTATCCAATATAGTAATTGAGCAAGGTTTTGACTTTGATACATCCTTTCAATTAGAGGATACTAGGACTAATAACTTTTTAGATTTGACTGGTTGTGCTACAACTGCTCAGATTCGAAAACATTCTTCTAGCACAAATGCAACAGCAGGTTTTGCTGCAACTGTTTCTCAGGAAGATAGAGGAATTGTTTCAATTACATTAACGGCAGCTAAAACTGTTCTTATAAAACCTGGAAGATATGTCTATGATGTGAAGATAATGACTCCAACTGGAGGTGAGTACAAAGCCGTAGAAGGTTCAGCACTAGTAAGAGGTGGGGTAACAAGGTAATGCCAACTATAAATGACAGAATTGGTTCACAAAACGCAATAAGGGTACTATCTAATGCTTCCGCACCACCTACCCGAATTGTAAACCTTACTGATATTAATGCTGCTCGAAAGGGGGAAAGTGGTTTAACCTTAGTATGGAATCATAATTTAGAAGAATTTATCTTAACTGATAGTTTTAATGCTCCTGGTGGTTATACCTATAGTGTTGGTATAGTAACTTTTGCTAATCAGATAGATTCTAGTTCTGCTTCAACAGGTGGAGTACTTTTCCAAGGTGGAGTTGGTATTACTAGTAGTTTATATATTGGTGGTTCATCAGGTATTACTAGTAATTTTTCAGTTGTTGGTATTACAACTTTAGCAAGTAATGGTGGAATAACAACTACTGGTGGAGATCTTTATATTGGTGGGCAGTTATATAGTGGAGATTCAACAATAGGTTCTGAAGGTATTAGTGTTAGTGGAATTGTAACCGCAAACTCTGTTGCCATAGGTGCAACACAAGTTTTAAGTGATGCATTCCAACTTCAAAATATTGCATCTTTAGATACTACAACAACAGCAACAATTGAAGCAGCAGTTTCTGCAGCACCTAATACATTTACTAACCTTGATATAACTGGAATTTCAACTTTCCAAGAAGCATCTGGTTTTGTAGGTGTAGCAACATTTGGTGGTGGAATAGCTGTTCAATCTGGTGTTGCTACATTTTCAGATAATACTCAGTTTAATAATGGAGTTCTTGTTTCTGCTGGAGCTACTATTGCTACTGGTGGTAATATTACAGTTGGAGATGATGTTAGAATTAATATTGGTGATTCCTCTGATTTAGTTATTAGACATGATAGTACAGAGGGTCATAGTAGTATAGATGAGCAGGGTACTGGTAGTTTAATAATTAAGTCTGGTGGATCACCTAAAATAACAATAAATTCGGTTGGTAGTGCAACTACTATCAATAGTGATTTAGTTGTTCTTGGAGTTGGAACATTTCATGCATTAGGAGTAACCACAATAACAGCTTCTTCTGCTAGCTTCACTGGTAATGTAACTATCGGAGGAACATTAACATATGAAGATGTAAAGAATGTAGATTCGATTGGACTTATAACAGCAAGAAGTGGTGTTAGGGTAACTGGTGGTGGATTAGATGTTGTTGGTGTTACTACATTCAATAATTCTGATGTAGTTTTCCAAGGTGCTGCTGGTGGTCAGAATATAACATTTGATGCTTCTGAAAATGATTTAGAGTTTACTGATGCTGCTAGAATAAAATTTGGAAATAGTGATGATCTTGAGATATGGCATGATGCCCCAAACAGTAATATAAAAAATTCTACGGGTGATTTTCATATTCGTAGTGATTCACTCGCACTCAAAACAGCAGATAATAGTGAGAGATATCTTAAAGCTACTAAGAATGAAGATGTAAAATTATATTATAATGGTAATGAGAAATTTGCCACTCTTTCGATTGGTGCTACAATTACGGGTGATTTATATGTTAGTGGTACTTTAACTGCTGGATTAATTGACGGAGGAACGTATTAATGGCAAAACCAACCACTAAACAAGAATTAATAGATTTTTGTTTAAGAAAACTGGGTGCTCCTGTGTTGGAGATTAATGTTGATGATGAGCAATTAGATGATTTAGCAGATGACGCTATTCAATTATTTAATGAACGTCATTTTGATGGTGTTGAGAGAATGTATCTCAAATATAAATTAACTCAAGAAGATATTGATAGAGGAACAGCAAATAATAAAGATGGTAGTGAAAATACTGTTGGTATTGTAACTACTGCTGCTACATCTACAACTATAAGTGGATATGGAACTACAACTAGTAATTGGTATGAAACTTCTAATTTTATTCAGGTTCCAGATTCAGTAATAGGTGTTGAAAAAATATTTAAGTTTGATACTAGTACAATCTCTGGTGGGATGTTTAGTATTAAATATCAGTTATTTTTAAATGACTTATATAATTTTAATTCAGTTGATTTACTTCAATATGCAATGACTAAAACATATCTTGAAGATATTGACTTTTTATTAACAACAGATAAACAGGTAAGATTTAATAAGAGACAGGATAGATTATATTTAGATATTGATTGGAAAGCAGAAAAGGAAGGTACTTTTCTTATAATGGATTGTTATAGGGCATTAGATCCAGCATCATTTAGTGGAGTTTATAACGATAGTTTTTTAAAGAAATATTTAACTGCTATCATAAAGAAACAATGGGGACAAAATTTGATTAAATTTACAGGTGTTAAACTTCCTGGTGGTATTGAGTTAAATGGAAGACAATTATATGATGATGCTGAAAGAGAATTAGAATCTATACAGCAAAGAATGATGACTGAATATGAACTTCCACCATTAGATATGATAGGTTGATAAAAAATGCCATTAAATTCTTACTTTTTACAAGGATCTAAAAATGAACAGTTTTTAGTTCAAGATTTAATAAATGAACAGTTAGGTATCTATGGAGTAGAAGTATATTATCTTCCTAGAAAGATATTTAAAAGTGATAATATTATTAGAGAAGTTCAGTCATCAAAATTTGATGACTCTTTTTTAATTGAGGCATATGTAAATAATTATGAGGGATATAATCCTGGTGCGGATTTAATGACTAAGTTTGGTTTAAGATTAACTAATGAAATTAGTCTTACCATTTCAAGAGAAAGGTTTGAGGACTTCATTTCTCCATTTTTAGAAGGTATGAGTTCTGGAATTAAAGATGGATATATTACTGATTATACATTTGAAGATGTGGTTACTAGACCTAAAGAAGGAGACTTAATATATTTTCCACTTGGAGAAAGGTTATTTGAGCTTAAAAGAGTTGAATCTGAAAAACCATTCTATCAATTGGGTAGAAATTATGTTTATGAATTAAGTTGTGAACTTTATGAATATGAGAATGAACTTATCGATACTACTATTAATGAAATCGATAGTAGTATGGAAGATGAGGGATATACAACTACAGTTCAATTAATTGGTGCTGCTACTACTGCCAGTACAAATTATGTTGCTATTGGTGGTACAGGAATGATTGGATTTATAGATTTAATAGATGATGGTTCTGGATATAAGAGTGCACCTCTTGTTGAAATATCTCCACCACCTTATGCAGGATTTACTACAGCAACTGCTGTAGCAATAACAACTTCTATTGGTGGTGTTAAATCACTTAAAGAAGTAAGAATAACTAATCCTGGTAGTGGATATGATGAAAATTATCCACCAATGATTGTTTTCTCTGGTGGTGGTGGAGTAGGTGCTGCTGTTACTATCGGTATTATTAGTGCAGGTATATCTGAAGTATCAATTGGAGAAAGTGGATTTGGATATGCTGAAGCACCTACAGTTATAGTTTCAGAACCTCCTACTGGGGTTGGAAATACTGTTGGTGTTGCATCTGCTGTTCTTAACGAGAATACTAATGTAATTGGACTACAATGGAGCAATGTTGGATCTGGATATACTGTAGCACCTACAATAAGCTTTAGTGGTATAGCAACTACTGGAATAGGTACATTCTTCTATAATGAAGAGGTTACTGGACAGACTTCAGGTGTTAAGGCAAGAGTTAGAGACTTTAAGACTAGAAGTGATATTAGTGTTATTAACCCACCAGTTGAACTTAAGGTATCTCTAAATAGTGGAGCATTCTATCCAGGCGAAACTATTGTTGGTGGAATATCTTCTGCTACATATATTGTAGAATCATATAGTTCAGATAGTGTAGATGATACATATGATTCTAATACAGAGATAGAGACTGAAGCAGACAATTTACTTGATTTTACTGAAGGCAACCCATTTGGAGATTTTTAATTTATGTTAGGAACTTATTATTATCATGAAATATTGAGAAAAACCATTATAGGTTTTGGTACTTTATTCAATAATATTTTTATTAAACATGAGAATAAAGATAATACTACTCTTGATGAAACAAAAGTTGGACTTGCTTATGGTCCACAACAAAAGTTTTTTGCAAAAATTAAAGAGCAAGCAAATTTAACAAAAGCAGTTGCAATAACTTTACCAAGAATGTCATTTGAAATGACAAGTGTTTCATATGATCCAACTAGAAAATCTGGAATAACTCAAACATTTAAGGCAGCCGATGGTTCAAATATAAAGAAGGTTTTTATGCCTGTTCCTTATAATATTGGATTTGAATTAAGTATATTTTCAAAATTGAATGATGATGCACTTCAAATTATTGAGCAGATATTACCATACTTTCAACCATCATTTAATATAACAATTAATTTAGTAAGTTCTATTGGGGAAAAGAGAGATGTTCCAATAGTATTAGATAATATTTCATTTAGAGATGAATATGAAGGGGATTTTTCTACTAGAACAGCATTAATTTATACTCTACAATTTACTGCTAAAACTTATCTATTCGGTCCTGTATCTGATAGTAGTGATGGATTAATTAAGAAAGTTCAGGTTGATTATTCTACAAGTACTGCTTCTAATGCAAGAAGACAGATGCGTTATGTTGCTACACCTAAAGCAGTTAAAGATTATAATAACGATGAAACTACTACAGTAACAGAAGATTTAACAACAACAGAAACTAGGATATCTGTCACTAATTCTGCGGAGTTAGCTGCTAATGATAGAATAGTAATTGATAGTGAAATTATGAGAATTGATAGTGTTGAGGATTCTACTACTATAATAGTCAGAAGAGGATTTGATAGTTCAATTCCTGCTAAACATATCAATGGTACTGTTATTAATAAGTTAACTACTGCTGATGACGTATTAATTGAACCTGGTGATGATTTTGGATTTAATGAATTTATAACTGATTTTGATGACGGATTATCGTTTAGTCCAACTAAACAAACTGACGTATAGTGAATACCATGTCTAGTTATGATCCTATAGATGAAGCACTGAATACCACTAGTGCAATTGAAGTAAGTAATACTCCAGAAAATGGATGCATTACAAGAAAAGATAGTACTAAAGATATAACAGGTGATATTGATAAAGATTATGAATATACTCGTGCTAACTTATATTCCTTAATTGAGAAGGGACAAGAATCTCTTAATGGTATTATGGAATTAGCAGGTGAAAGTGCAAGTCCAAGAGCATATGAAGTTGCAGGACAGATTATCAAGTCTGTTGCTGATACAACTGATAAGTTAATGGAATTGCAGAAAAAGGTTAAGGAAGTTGATGAGGAAAAAGTTAAGACTACAAATAATGTGACTAATAATGCAGTGTTTGTAGGTTCTACTAGTGACTTATCAAAGATGATTAAACAACAATTCCTAAATAATAGTAACAAAGAGTAAAAAAGTGGATTTAGCTCAAAGAAGACAACAATTGCGTCAAAAGCAAGTTGAAAAGGTTAAGAAGTTTAGGCAATCTAATCAGTCTTCTTCTACTCCATCAAATTCATCCGACGATAATGAAAAGAGTACTGAGCATCATAGCGATGTTCAGGCAAAAGATAATGCTGCTAGTCGTATGAAGGCAAAGCAAAAAAGTAACGAAAGGCAATCCATGAAAAATCAAATTAAAAGAGAGTTGAGTCAAGAATCTATTAATATTGAGAATTCTGATGGGGTAACCTTTGCTAGAGTTATGGATATTGTTGGACCTTCTAATATGAAACCTCTTGTTTCTGGTGGACTATGGAAAGGTACTGAGCAAATTAGTGAAAAGAAATCTGATTGTGAATGTGATGATTGTGGACAAGATCCCTGTATAAAATGTGGTGAAAGTCATCATAATGTAAAAGAAGCAGCTACAACTGGTCCTGGTACAGAAGACGCAAATCAAAAACAAATTGATTCAAAACAGAAGAAAGCAGATCAAATAAAGAAACAAGTTCTACTTAAAAAATTACAGGCAGTAAGATCTGGTGGAGGAAGTGAAATAATGGCATCATACGACTGGAGATCTGATAAAAGTATGAGGATTAATAAGTTATTGAATAATTGATTGGTTATGAATGATAATGTATACCTTGGTAATCCCAATCTAAAAAAAGCAAATACTCCTATAGAATTTTCTCAAGATAATGTTCTTGAGTTTTTGAAGTGTAAAGACGATCCAATATATTTTACTAGAAAGTATATAAAAATTGTTTCTCTTGATGAGGGACTAGTTCCTTTTAATATGTACGATTTCCAAGAGAAATTGATTAGAAGGTTCCACGAGAATAGATTCAATATTTGTAAGATGCCTCGTCAGACAGGTAAATCTACAACTTGTATATCATACTTATTACATTATGCGGTTTTCAATGATAATGTCAACATTGCTGTTCTGGCAAACAAAGCATCCACAGCTAGAGATTTACTTGGCAGATTGCAACTTGCATATGAAAATCTACCTAACTGGATGCAACAAGGTATAATTTCTTGGAACAAAGGTTCTTTGGAATTAGAGAATGGTTCTAAGATATCAGCAAACTCCACTTCATCATCTGCTGTTCGTGGTGGTTCTTACAACGTTATATTCCTTGATGAGTTCGCATTCATTCCAAATCACATTGCTGATGACTTCTTTGCATCTGTTTATCCTACTATTACATCTGGACAATCAACTAAGGTTATTATAGTTTCAACCCCACGGGGTATGAATCATTTCTACCGTATGTGGCACGATAGTGAAAAGGGTAAGAGTGAATATGTCCCTACTGATGTTCATTGGAGTGAAGTTCCTGGTAGAGATGCTGAATGGAAAGAGCAGACTATTGCAAACACATCAGAGCAACAATTTAAAATTGAGTTTGAATGTGAGTTCTTAGGTTCTGTTAATACTCTAATTGCTGCATCAAAACTTAAAAATCTTGTATATGAAGAACCTATAACAAGAAATGCTGGACTTGATATCTATAGAGAACCAGAAAAAGATCATAATTACTTGATAACAGTTGATGTGGCAAGAGGATTGGGTAATGATTATTCTGCTTTTCTTGTTTTTGATATAACTGAGTTTCCATATAAGGTAGTTGGAAAGTATAGGAATAATGAAATTAAACCTATGCTATTTCCTAATATTATACATGATGTGGCAAAAGGATATAATGAAGCATTTTTATTAATAGAAGTAAATGATATAGGAGATCAAGTAGCAAGTATTCTTCAATTTGATTTGGAATATGAAAATCTTTTAATGGCTTCTATGAGAGGAAGGAATGGACAAATAGTAGGACAAGGATTTTCTGGTAAAAAATCACAGTTAGGTGTGAGAACAACAGCAGCAGTTAAAAAATTAGGTTGTTCTAACTTGAAGACTATGCTTGAAGATGATAAAATAATTTTATGGGATTATGATATTATTTCAGAATTGACAACATTTGCACAAAAGCATCAATCATTTGAAGCAGAGGAAGGATGTAATGATGATTTAGCAATGTGTCTTGTATTATTTGCATGGGTATGTGCACAAGATTATTTTAAAGAAATGACGGATAATGATATTCGTAAAAGACTTTATGATGAAAGAAAGAATGAGATAGAGCAGGATATGGCACCATTTGGATTTATTGCAGATGGTTTTGAAGATTTAGATAGTTTTGTAGATACTGAAGGTGATAGATGGCATACTGATGAATATGGCGATCGTTCTTATATGTGGGATTATCGATGATTGTACTTAGTTGGGAAAATCTTAGAATATTTACTATAATGGTATTGTTTGCTACATGGATTTATTTACTTATCGATTATTTGGGAAATGGAACTGACTGAAGATGAATTAAATCAGTATAATTATCTTAAAAGACAACATTACTTGGCAACACACATGGAACTTACTGAAGAAAATGTAATTAGAGTTTTAGAAGAACTTATACCTTATATTGAGGCAGATGGTGGATGGTTGGAGTTTGTAGAAATAGAAGAAGAAACAAATTTTGTTAAAGTAAGATTAGGTGGTGCATGTTCTACATGTGCAATGAGTGCCATTACTTTAAAGCAAGGAATAGAAAGTAAGTTGATGCACGAAATACCCGATTGTTATGGAGTAGTACAAGTATTGTAATGGAATTTGATGATCAATTGAAACTTGGGCATTTATTGCTCAATGATAGAAAGTGTCGAATTTGTGGAGAAGAGAAGAATTTAATTGAAGGTTTTTATAGAACCCGTAAAAATAGAGGTGCTACAGCATCCTCATATGCATATGAATGTAAGTTATGCACAATCAAAAGAATAGTAGAAAATAGAAAAAAGAGAGCACCTTTTATTGATTGGCAATATCCTGATTGGTAGTGTTCATGCATTGTTTCCCCATTGAAAAAGGGTATTTGAATAAATAATTTCAGATAATCTGAGACTCGGAGAGTAATAAGATGCCCATCAATTTAGCATCTCCTGGAATTGTAGTAAAGGAAGTAGATCTAACCATAGGTAGAGTTGATTCTGCAACTGATAAGACTGCTGCGGTTGTAGGGGGTTTTGAGAAAGGACCAGTAGATCTGCCTATCATAATAGAGAATGAGCAAGATTTAATAGACACTTTTGGCGAACCAAGACCCGTTGACGGTCAGTATGAAACTTGGTTAGCTGCATCATCATACTTATCGTATGGTGGAGTAATGAGTGTTGTGAGAGCAGAAAATGACAATCTTAGAAATGCAGGTGTAGATCCAAGTGGAATTGGACTAACAAATACTGTAATTAATAGTGTAGATGATTATACCAATAAGGGTTATGATGAGAATATTATTTCTGGTGTAGCAATTGCTGCTAAAAATCCAGGTGGATGGGCAAATGGTTTAAAGGTTGCCATAATTGATAATAAAGTAGATCAAACACTTTCTGTAGGAAGCACTGCTTCTTCATTAGTTGGATCGGGTGTTACTCAAACATTTTCAAAAGCAGTTCAGGGTATAGGAACATATGCAACTGAAACTGGATATCTAAAAGGTATTATTACTGAGATAGGTGCTGGTACTTTAGGTGTTAAGGTACTTTCATTTGTTAATAATTCAGGTATTGAAACTTCAGTAACATATAATTCAGTTTATGAATTTGATAATGCATCTAACATTGCAATTCATACTGCTGGACAATCCACTGCACAAGAAGCAACAGTTTCTGTTACATCTGCAGTAGATTGGTTTGATAGACAACAAATTCAATTAACTAATGGAGATAACATAAGCTGGAATACTATTTCAGAACGTCCAGGAACTTCTTCTTATGCTGATGCAAGAAATTCACTAAACGATGAAGTTCATGTTGTAGTTATAGATGATGCTGGAACTATTACTGGTAATTCAGGAACTATTCTAGAAAAGAATTTAAATCTTTCTAAGGCAAAAGATGCTGAGTTTTCTACTGCATCTGCTTCTTATTGGAGAAAGTTCTTATCAAGTAATTCAGAATTTATCTTTGGTGGTAGTTCACCAAATGATACTGATAGTACACATGCTGGAGTAACAACTACTTCATATGCTATTTCTAATGGTGCTGCACCTTCTGGTTCAGGTTTTGATAAGTTAGGTGATATTGATTGGGATCAAAACGCTGAAGGAATTAAGTTTGGTGGAGTTGGTGCTAGAACCTATACATTAGATGGTGGTAAGAACTACAATGGACAAACTGGAATTACTACAGCAGGTGCATTAAAACCAACACTTGCAAATCTAATTAGTGGATACAAACTTTATGAGAATACTGAACAGTATGATATTGATTTCCTTTTGATGGGAAGTGCAAACTACTCTGAAGTAGAAGCTGCATCACTTGCTAATCAACTAATTGCTGTAGCAGATCTTAGAAAAGATGCAATTGCTTTCATATCTCCTTATAAGGAATCATTCTTAAAGGATGCAGGAAGTACAAGTGCAGAAGTTCGTAGTTCAGATACTATAACAGATAATGTTATAAGTTATGCTAATAGACTTACATCATCAACATATGGAGTATTCGATAGTGGATACAAGTATATGTTTGATAGATTTGCAAATACATTCAGATATGTTCCATTAAATGGTGATATTGCTGGAATGTGTGCTAGAAACGATATTAATAATTTCCCATGGTTCTCACCAGCAGGTACTGCAAGAGGTGCAGTATTAAATGCTGTGAAGTTGGGATATAACCCATCACAATTACAGAGAGATAAACTTTATTCAAATAGAGTTAATCCAGTTATCTTCTTACCAGGAGCAGGAATTGTTCTTTACGGTGATAAGACTGGATTTGGTAAATCATCTGCATTTGATAGAATCAATGTTCGCAGATTGTTTATCTATCTTGAAGATGCGATTTCTTCTGCTGCTAAAGATCAACTTTTCGAATTCAACGATGAGATTACAAGGACTAACTTTGTAAATATTGTTGAACCATTTTTAAGGGATGTTCAAGCAAAGAGAGGTATCTTTGACTTTAGAGTTGTTTGTGATGAGACAAATAACACTGCTGCTATTATAGATAACAATGAATTTGTAGCAGACATCTTTATTAAACCTGCAAGATCAATTAACTTCATCGGTCTTACATTTGTTGCTACCAGAACTGGCATTTCATTTGAAGAAGTTATCGGTACTGTCAACTAGAGGAATAAACAATTATGGCAACCCAATTTAATAAACCACCATTAAGAACAATTAGTGGTTTTAAAAGTAAATTAGCAGGTGGTGGAACCAGACCTAATTTATTTGAAGTTGAAATTGCATTTCCAGGTCCGATAGCAATTGAAAATGATGTTAAAGAAAAGTCAAGGTTCTTAGTTAAAGCAGCTGCTTTACCAGCATCAAATATCACACCGATAGATGTTAATTTTAGAGGTAGGATTCTTAAGATAGCAGGTGATAGAACATTTGATACATGGACTATTACTGTTCTTAATGATGTTGACTTCTCAATTCGTTCCGCATTTGAAAAGTGGATGAATTTCATCAACAAAATGTCTGATGCTACAGGTGCTCAAGATCCTGCAGAGTATCAACCAGATGCATATGTTCACCAATTAGATCGTGATGGTTCTACACTCAGAACTTACAAATTCCACGATGTATTCCCAACCAATATTAGTCAAATAGATCTCTCATATGAGACTGTTGATGCTATTGAAGAATTTACTGTAGAAATGCAGGTTCAGTGGTGGGAAGCACTTAAAGGTGTTGGTGCCAATGCAGGTGGAGAAGACATCAACTAAAATAAGCTAAATAGTGCTATAATAGAAAAGTAAGAAAATTATACAATGGCAAAACTTTTTGGATTCTCTATTGACGACAGCCAAAATAAGGCTCCCTCTGTGGTATCCCCCGTTCCTCCTTCAAACGAGGACGGGGTTGATTATTATATTCAATCTGGATTTTATGGACAATATGTAGATATTGAAGGTGTATTTAAGACAGAATATGATTTAATAAGAAGATATAGAGAAATGGCACTTCATCCAGAAGCAGATGGTGCAATTGAAGATGTCGTTAATGAAGCAATCGTAAGTGATTTATATGATTCTCCAGTAGAAATAGAATTGTCTAATGTAAATGCTAGTGATAAAGTAAAAGATACTATTAGAAGAGAATTCAAAGGAATTAAAGAAATGTTGGACTTTGATAAAAAGTCCCATGAAATGTTTAGAAATTGGTATGTAGATGGTAGATTATATTATCTAAAAGTTATTGATACTAAAAAACCTGAGGAAGGAATTCAAGAGATCAGATATATTGATCCTATGAAGATGAAATTTGTTCGTCAAGAGAAAAAGGATAAGAACAAAGCAATGGGTGGAGTAGATCTCCAAAATGTATTTAAAGGTAATGCTAGAGATATATACCCAGAAATTGAAGAATATTATATTTACACTCCAAAACCAAATTATCCAACAGGAATGTTAGGTGGTGGTTCTAATTCCAAGGGTTCAGTTAAAATTGCAAAGGATTCAATTACCTACGTAACCTCTGGTTTATTTGATAGAAATAAGGGAACTTGTTTATCATATCTCCATAAAGCAATCAAGGCACTTAATCAATTAAGAATGATTGAGGATAGTCTTGTAATTTATAGATTATCAAGAGCACCAGAAAGAAGAATATTTTACATTGATGTTGGTAATCTTCCAAAGGTAAAAGCAGAACAATATCTTCGTGATGTTATGATGCGTTATCGTAACAAGTTAGTATATGATGCTAACACTGGTGAAGTTAGAGATGACAGAAAGTTCATGTCTATGATGGAAGATTTCTGGTTACCAAGAAGAGAAGGTGGTAGAGGAACTGAAATCACAACTTTACCTGGTGGACAGAACCTTGGAGAACTTGCTGATATTGAGTACTTCCAGAAGAAACTTTAT